TCGCTGTATGGGCCCGGCATCACCGAGCAATCGAGCGATATCGACTCCTACGATGCCGAGGAGGCCTACGAGAGGTACGTGTTGTCCTCATCACCGGACCAACCGGCAGTGGAAAGTCATACACTGCCTATCACGAGTGGCCCGACGCATACAGACTCGCACCTCCAAACATCTCCGGTGGTGCCGTCTGGTTCGACGGCTACGATGGGGAGTCCACCGTCGTCATTGACGACTTTGATGGATGGATCCCATATCGACGACTCCTCACTCTACTTGACCCCTACCCCTGTGCCATTCCCACCAAGGGTGGCACATGTTGGGCAGGATGGACGTGTGTGGTTCTCACCTCCTGCCGCCCCATTGAGGCGTGGTACCCGGGATGTGTCATCGCCGAGTTGGAGCGTCGCATCAGTGAGACGCGAACTCTTTCCGAGCGACATGGTGCTGTGCCCTGATGGTGGCCCTTGGGGCACGTGCGAGTACTGTGGTGCTCTCGCCGCCTTGGGCGTGTGAGGGGGTGTGACGGTAGAGTTGCTTTTTTTAGCAACTCCTGTCACAGACTCCCGGGGCCGTGACGTTTTGTTTAGAGCTAAGGCTATGATAAACGTAACAGTCACGAGGTTGACAGGTAATACTCCGCTTCGCTAGCTGTCAACCATCATTCGTGGGCAGGGGTTAGCCTGCGGCGCTATTTTAGATAACCCCTCGTTGTGCATTCGGTCACCCCGGGGTCCTTGGTCCGTGGCGTCGCCTCCTCGGGGCGGAGGCGAAGCACCTTCGGTTACCTGCGCGGCGCCCCTTGGGGCCGCGTCGTCTGATGTGAAGTGCGTGTTTTTTACTAAGCAGTTTTCACGCACGGTTATGGAAGCGGTCAGAGCCGCTCCAACGAGCATAGTAGGTAACCGTCACCAGGCCGTAGTTGCTGGTGAAGGCGGTAGGAGCACCGGCAGCGCCGGTGAGGTTAACACCAGCCACAGTCCAGGTCCAACGCTTAAGAGGACTGGTGAGAGAGGTCCCAGCAAAATCTGGGTCAGAAATCACTTGGGAACGGGTGACACCAAGAGCCTTAGCTGTGGTCTTAAAGGCACCAAAGGATGCCGTCGACCGACCAGCATTGGACTTAGAGAGCATAGCACGAACATGCATAAAGGGAGAATCAAACATTTGCATGAGAGGATTGACAATACTAGCAGTAGCATCATCAACAGCATCCTCGGTGAACACGGTCCAAGCCGAACGTCCACCGAGAGTATCAGTGTCGTTCCACACACGAACACGAACAGAGGCAGCATAAACGATAAACTGATCATAGAGAGAAGTCATCTCAAAAAAGCCATATGCTTGGAGGCCTCCAAGCTGAGGATCGGGATCAAACATGTCGTTGCCATGCACACGGAGCGAAACACCCTCATTGCCAGATCCGAAAGTAGACCAATCGGCCGGGCCAATGATCTTCGTATACCGGTGCTTAGTGAAAAGCACATACGGCTGCACCGCTCCAAAATTGGTGCGAGCACGCGGGACATATCGACCGAGAGGGTAAGTTCGATTGACGAGTTTCTTGTAGCCGGACCTGCGATGACGTGGCAGTCAGTGATTGGGCCACGTGGCAATCGATGAGTGGAGTAACCAATGTTGATTGGTGGGGGTTTTCTCACTTTCCTTTTGCGGCCACGACGGCGTCCTGTACGGCCGCGACGGCGGCGGCGGTTCATTCGTCGCACTCGCCTGGGCATGACTGCTCGTGCTTGGGCGTTCACCTGCTTCGACTTGTCAGTTCTCGACACACTCAAGGCACCAATCGAAGGAGTGAAGTACCTCGCGTGTCAAGTTGAACGCTGTAGTGAGACCGACCGGCTCCACATCCAAGGATATGCAGAATTTACCCAGCCTCATCGACGACGAGGAGCTCAGCGACGGCTGGGCATCGGGTCCTCCCACGCCTCGCCCGCGCGTGATCGGACGCAAGCGCGCGACTACGTCCTCAAGGCTGACACAAGAGTGGAGGGACCTTACGAGGTCGGAAGATGGGTCCCCGACCGCTCCGGCACTCGAACGGACATGGACGCCGTCCGGCAGCGACTGGACGACGGCGCTACAAGCTTGGACATCGCAGCAGCGGACTTCGCTGTATGGGCCCGGCATCACCGAGCAATCGAGCGATATCGACTCCTACGATGCCGAGGAGGCCTACGAGAGGTACGTGTTGTCCTCATCACCGGACCAACCGGCAGTGGAAAGTCATA